GTCACAATCGTCAAATTTGATGACGATATCGAAACCAGGTGCCCGACGCTCACGAGTCTGTTCTTCTCTGCCGGCGACCTGGTCGAATTACTGACGCCGAATTTCAATCTCCGGGATGCCGACCGCACGACTGTCGGTCGGATGGGCAGTAATAACTTTGTCGTTCAGAATTCCATGTGCAGGTATGTGATAACAGTCAAACGGTACGACCTGGAAGGAGAGGTGGAGAAGGACCGCCAAATGAGGCGGACTCCGCCACTCCCGCCTCCACTCAAACTCAAACAGCCGGAAAGCGAGGTTGCTGAACCTCGGATTATTCCGATTGTCGAGAGCAAGCAGGACGGGATCCATACGGATCCAGCCGGTCCGGCGAGCAATGAGAAGGATGAGAAGGTCGGATTTGACGAGAAAGGCGTGAAGTTCGACAATCCATCGAATCCATTGAATTTCACAGGTATCGCCTTTTTTGCGCCGACGACGTTCACGGTCTATCTTGCAAGCGCTGAAAAGGATCTGAAGATCGCCTCTGAGAGCAACTTTCTCACTCATACCTACAAGGTGGAAATCAAGAACGCGAAAGCCGCGCTTCGAATGTCCATCGACAAGGAGATCTATTCGAACGGGCAGTGGAAGAATGCCTATGGTAAGTGAGGCTGGAACAGAACGGATGAGGCTTGCCGCATACCGCGCGAGCAGGCAGCGGCGATGGTGAAAAGCCATCGACCTCACATGCTAAAGCGCCGGTGCTATAGATATTGCTGCACCCGCAGTTATTCTTGTCTGCACAAAAAAATCCTGGCTTGACACGGATCATGAGGCGCGAGACCCGGACCGGTTCTCAACGACGCCCGCCACGATCGATCTGCAGACCGGCCGATTGCTGCATTTTCCGTCGGGAAAGGGGGCACCGAAAGCCGTGAGCGATCTTCTGCCCCGGCTTCCCTGGTATCAAAAACTCAATATCAAGCTCATGAAAAAAGAAGGCACGATTTCTCTGCATCACAGGTTGGGCACGGGGCTGCGAAATCGGTATGGTCCTTGGCGCGGCAATTGTTTTTTCCGCTATCCATGTCATCCGGATTATGCCTCGGCGAAGACTATCGAGGCTGGGACGAGCTTCATAGATAGCGCGGAGGTGGTCACGCCACCACCGCCGGATCCGAAGCTACTGGCGGTGCAGGCGGGGACGCAGACCGATCAGGCCGCCGCCACCCACCACATATCACTGACCTCAACTCGTCCAGCAAATAGCAGATGGTTTCATATGCCTGGTTTTTCTTTGGTGCCGGTCGATTACCAGCCGGATTTCGAAGACGTCTCCCTTGTTCCGGTGGACCATGATCCGTTCAGCGCCGACGGCGTAAGCCAACAGGCGCAGGCTCAACCTGCTCAGACACAGAGTCAGTCGACGCAGCCTCAGCCGGAAACGGCACCGCAACAGCCCGCGACAGGAGATGGCCGACCCAATGTTGGCACGCCGGCTAATGGCGATGGTCCCGGCGAATCGGAGGGCGGCAGCGGCATCGGTCCCGCCGGCGGCGACGCTGGAAGTGTCCCCGGTCGAACTTTGGACCAAGGCGGATCTGAGGCTGGTCCCTTTAGCGGCTACGCCAATCCGACGCCAACAGAGTCCCTTATCAATGGAAGAAAAATGGATGATCAGGCGAAGCTGACCGGCGCGGACCCAACAGGAATGTCAGGTGCGATAACCGATGGGGGAGAGCTGTACAAATTCGTGACCACAGGACCAACGCGTCGGTATCTGATCGATGGTGGAACCGGGGTGATGATTGTGGCAACCAGTCCGTTCTATGCATTCGACGGTACGCGCTACGCCATCATTGACGCCAGTGTGGAGCGGCCGGTGACGGTCAGGGTGCCGGAAGACGGCAAGTTCACGGTCAGCCGGCCTTGATGGAGTTGCGTCGGAATGGCCTTACCCTTACCTTGGGTGGCGGCTCTTGCACCGCGAATGAGACAAACAGATGCCGCGCGCTCTTCTCATCATTGTAATGCTTTTGACGATGGTGATGTCGTCAGCGGCGCGGGCCCAGAAATCAAGCGGGCATATGGACCTCAATGACTTCAGTACTCTTTTAGGCACGCGGCTTGCCATCTTCCGCGTCATGTTTTCCGCGACGGACGCGAACTGCCCGCAGCAGACCGGATTGTTCCAGATTCGTCCCGATGGCGCTGTAACGGACATCGCGGCGATCATGAGGAACACCGGTCCCGGCTACCACATGGACCCGACGGCCGCTTCCGATGCCTTTACCTTTCGACGGCGTCTGGAGGCCGAATCGTGCCGCATCGATATCGACATCGGCGAGCAACAGCAAAGGAATGGCGAGTGGGTACCGCTGGTATCCCCGCTCGCCAGGGGGCCGGATGCCAACTACAATCGCCCTCTGACAGAAGACGAGCCTGCCGCCAGGCCGCCGTCCGAATGGGAAGCGTTTGATCGCGACTTCAACGCGGGCGCACATGCCGGCCGCTTGCGTCAGGGCTTGACCGGAACGATCAAGAGCAACGAGGGATTTCTGGGAGCGGTAGACTGCTTCGATGCCATCGGGATCTTTCAGATCGATCGGAGCGGCGTGACGCTGTTGTTTCCAGCCGGCCTGCAGGGAGAACTCAACCGGTTTTTCATTGAGCGGGAGGATGTCGATGCCGATCACAGCACACTCTATCTTTCACGCGGCTCGTGTCGTGTTGGGTTCACCATCAGCGCCTCGATCTTGCGCGAAGGCTCCTGGGTTCCGCTGCCCATTGAGCCTCCGAAGCCGCCGATTGCGTCCCCGAAGTAGACGGGGTCACGGCTTCGCATCGAAAGAGGCCGGCGGTTGTCTTGCGGGATGGGCGTCCCATTTCAGAGTCCAGAAAATCAACGGCAAGTCGGAGCAGGCCTGATGACTGACGAAAGCAAACTCGACCAGGCCGCCGCCAGGGCGCTCCGCGCGCAGGACCTGTTTGACAATGAAATCCTGACCGAAGCCTTCCAGGGTCTGGAGGACAGCTATACCGCGGCCTGGCGGACGACTTCGATCGACGATGTCGGTGCCCGCGAAAAGCTGTTTCTTGCCATCAATATTGTCGGCAAGGTCCGCGATCATCTCGCAGCGATCATCGCCAACGGCAAACTGGCGCAGGCCGAACTGCAGGAACTGGCGCAGGTCGCCGAGCGACGCAAGCGGTTCGGAATGGTGTGAGATAGACGGAGGGCGCCGCGAAGCAACGAATAGGGAGAACGGTCTTACGCCCGTGACAGGCTGTGCTATGCTCGTCCCGGAGCAGGAGGCTTCGATGTCGGACCCCCGAGACGTTATCTACGCCGCGATCCATACCGCCTTCGTCAAATATCCGAAGGAAGACGACCCGCAGTCGAACGATCACTGGATCGAGCCGGAGGAAAGCGCTCACCTTGCCAAGGTGGTGATGCTGGAGCTGGAGGCCAACGGATTTCAGATCGTGAAGAAGGGTGGCTGAGATGCCGACCTCGAATGGAGGCGGGAGGTCGGCGCAAGTTCCAGCGGAGCCATCCTGTCCGCGGTGTCGCCGGCGTTTGAGATTCGGTGGAAACTGCTTGCAAAAAAAGTTTTGACACGTCGGGCAAATCACCAGCATTATTTCAACATCGCAAGCATTGAGCCCGCGCCGGAGAACTGGTCGCGGGATTTTTGAATCTGCTGATCGAATGCTACAGGGGTGCCGCCGAACCGCACGCGGTGAGGGTCGAGTTGATTCGACGCGCTGCCTTCGCTCCGTCGCATGTCCGCTGGTGCTCTTTGCACGGATTATGCTGAAACTTTCGGTGAAAACTCATCGGTTGATGCATGAGGATTTTCCAGAGAAAGGGAAAAGTGGGCGCCATCCAGTCATAGCGCGAGCGCAGAGCATCAATATGAGTTCCGCCCCGGACAAGTCATCCTCAGTTGTTGTCGCGGGCGCCAGTCGTGGACGATGGCCATTTTACCCTGGCGTAGTGCTGAAATTTCTTCTGCTTATCACTGCGCTGATCAGCCCGTACATCTCAGCGTTTCTGACCTTTCCGCTTCCCGCTCTTTCAGACTCATTCGACGAAATACGTTGGGTCTGCTGGATTTTTGTTTTTTTCTTCTCCATTAGCGCTTTGCTGCGTCATCGATGGATGGCGATTGCGATCTTCTCCGCAGCGTGGGTTTGGCTGATCTTTACGCCCTATAGATTTAACGAACCAACCTACTGGCTGTGGGGAGCGGGGTTCCGCATCCATGCGTCGCCCATCGAGAGTTACCTGGCCGGATGTAGGCTGGTGTCGTTCCTCGAAAAAGGAGTCCGACAAACGGTTGGTTTCTGTGAGGGGGCTGACGAGGGCACCGTCATTCGTAGCGTTTATTACGATACGACGAGAGAATTCGGTTTGCCCTCCTTCCAGAGAACGCCGGAGTGGAAATTGGCAATGTCGCAAATTGTGGAAGAAGAGTTTCTGCAGTACAGCGCTTTGCCTCTGTCCGGGAATTTCTTCGTGATGAGCGCTCCCTTGGAAATGTCTCGCGGATGACCGAGGCGGCTGCCACCGTTCGTCACGATTAATACGGGCGATAGATGCAGGCTTCATCGCACGTGTTTCATATGGTGTGATGAAAGTCCAGCCAAGCAGACGCGAAGTTGTCTTGGCTCCGGGCGTCGCTTGCCATTTTCGTCGAGTTGGTCGCGTTGAAGAAAGGTAGGACATAAATGCCGGATTCGGTTTTCTACGTCGGCGCTCAGGATCGTAAGGATAGGAGAAAATTTACCGGGTACGTCCCGGCCAAATTTCTCATGCGCAACGGCAGGTATGTGATGGACCCAACGCCTGGCGGCTCGCAAAATGCTTTTATGTATTCCGACGCGTCTGGCAGCGACAAAACCGGGGGGCCGGTAGCGAATCCGAATAACTACCTTATTGTTCCCAGGATTCACACTGAGCAGGCAGCCAAGGATTTTGCGGCTCAAATTGCCGAGATGCAGGGGAGTAATCCGACGGATGAGACCGGAGGACTCGCTGGATTGGCCCAAACGTCAATGGCCATGAGGTCGGCGTTTGGGCAGGGTGGATCGCAAGACCTTCAGCGAAATCCGCGTTGGGAAATCCCAAAAGAATCGTTTGTACCGGCCTTCACCGGTAGCGCATCCGATCATCTCGGATATGTAACCGCACAAGCCGGTTTTCCCCGCCATGTTGGCAGAGGTTGCGGGCGGGTATATCAACAGGGCCAATAAGGCCAAACAGGATCCGTCGGACCCATCCATTGATGCTGACGGTCGCTACGGTCTTTCCCGGCATAACGACCACAATATTGTCCAAGGCTATTCAGACGGTCTCGCGGCGAGCGGTTCGCCAGCCCCATTCAGCGGCTATGGTTATGGTACGCAGCCTGCACCGCCGCCTAACCAAATCGGCGACGGCAATGGCATCGCAGACTGGCTTACGTCCCTGTCGGGCGTCGATCCCGATGAACCAACGCCGCCCGCCTGGCCGCCCGGTGCGGACCGACCGATCAGATATCTCGGTCGCCGGACGCAATGAACGATCGCTTCAAGACAACGTTTGACACGTCGGGCAAATCACCGGCATAGTTTCAAGATCGCAAGAGATGAGCCCGCGCCGGGAAATCGGCCGCGGGCTTTCGTATATGGCGCGATGGTTCGCGCGACAATCCAATCACCAGACAGCATGCTGCTGGACGCCGGTAGCGGTCGCAGTATCCCACGAATTGGCGAACAGCCAAATGCCGACCCCGCCTGACGCGCGGGCGCCCGGCGACGCAGCCCTGGAGATCGCCGAACCGGAAGCGATGCTTCCGCGCCATCGTGCTTCCCGAGGTTTTTCACAGCCAGGATCAACCGAGCGCTCGCACTCACCGGGAGCTCACGTACCGGCGCGCGCCAGGCGTGCCCGCCGGGCATCAATCGAGGACGTAAAGCATGACCTTACCGACTTCCACCTTCGTTACCTACCAGGCGGTTGGCAACCGCGAAGACCTCAGCGATATGATCTATCGCATCGATCCGACCGATACCCCGTTCATGAGCGGCGTCGAGAAGGAAAAGGCGACCGCGGTCAACCACGAATGGCAGACCCAGGCGCTGGCCGCGGCTTCCTCGGTCAATGCCCAGCTCGAAGGCGATGACCCGACCACCACCGCGACCACGCCGACGGTCCGTCTCGGCAATCTCTGCCAGATCTCCTACAAGGTCGCGCGTGTGTCGGGTACCCAGCAGGCGGTCGACCATGCCGGCCGCGACAATGAGCTTGCCTATCAGGAGATGCTCAAGGGTCTCGAACTCAAGCGCGACATCGAGACCATCCTGGCCGGCACCAACCAGGCCAAGGTCACCGGCAACACCACGACGCCGCGCCAGACCGCCTCGATCCTGTCGTGGATCGCCTCCAATACCTCGAAGGGAACGGCCGGCTCGCCGGCCGATCCGTCGCCGGTCGATGGCACCGGCGCCCGCGCCGATGGCACCCAGATCGCGTTCACCGAAGCGCGGCTCAAAAGCGTGTTGTCCTCGATCTGGACCAATGGCGGTAAGCCCGGCACCATCATGACCGGCGCCTTCAACAAGCAGGTGTTCTCGACCTTCACCGGCCGCGCCACCGCGATCGAGGAGGCGAAGTCGAAGAAGATCGTGGCGTCGGTCGACGCCTACGAGTCCGATTTCGGCAAGCTCAAGGTGGTCGCGAACCGCTTTCAGCGCAGCCGTGACGTACTGGTGCTGGAAATGGACAAGTGGGCGGTGGCCTACCTGAACGGCCGCAACATGATCTCGATTCCGCTGGCGAAGACCGGCGATTCCGATCGTTGCCAGATCCTCGCGGAATACGCACTGGTCGCCCGCAACGAAAAATCGAGCGGCGGCGTGTTCGACAACACCGCGTCCTGATCGATCGTCACTACGAGAAACAACGCGACGAGGCAATCCAGCGGCCGCTCTTTGCGCTTCTGGATTACTTCGCGGAGCCTGTCATCGGGCGCGCATTCGCGCGACCCGTTGGCTCGCAATGACGAATTTTATCTTTCTTTTCCTGGAGAATTACATGCCGCTCCCCGGTAATCACACGCTCAGTACCATCGATCTTACGGCCTATACGCCGTCTTGCGGCGCGTCGCCCGTCGCCGCCTATATTCGCGCTCCCTTTCGTTGCCGGCTCCTGAAAGCGACCGGGATTCTCGGTGGTGCCGTGACCACGGCGGACGGCACCGTCACGCTATCGGCCAACGCCGCGACGCTGGCGACCTTCACCGTGACGCAAGCGGGCTCGGCCGCCGGCCAGCTGTTCTCGGTGACGCCGCCGTCACCGGTCTATCTCAATGAAGACGACGTGATCGTGCTGACGCCGTCGGGCGCGTCGGGAGCATCGATCCCGATGCATTTCTCTGTTGCCGTGAGGGCCGCATAAGATGTCATTCTTTCCCAAGCAACCATCCTCGCGTAACGGAATCACCCAGATCATCGCGTTCGATGCCAGCGTGGCGGCCTCGAGCGTGTTCGGTCCCGAGACCTATCAGCTTCGTCTTGCCGCAAACTCCGCCTGCTGCTACCGGATCGGCGACGGCGCGCAGACGGCGACATCGGCCGATGCATTTCTCCCCGCCGGCGTGATCGAGCATGTCATCGTCAGCCCAGGTCAGAGCATCGCCGCCATCAAGGCGGCCACCAACGGGCTGGTGACGGCCACGGCCGGCACGTTGTGGATCACGGAAATGTCGTGATGGACGGCGTCCTGATCCGTCCTCATCTCGACAGCAACGGCAGGGACCTTGCGATCGAGCACGTCCAGGATGTCGAACCGATCCTGGCATGGAACGAGGACATGCGCCGCGAAGAACAGCGCGGCGACTGGGGGCGTCACGTCGCGCGCATCCCCAACGTCATCTATGTCCGGTGGCTCGACGAGGAACATGCCAGGGGCAACACGTCGTTGCGGATGTTCACACCGGAATTCGATCTGATCGTGCAGGAAAAGCTCGACGATCCCGAATGGGCTTATCTGCGAACCGATAGGCCGAAACTCCAAGCCGGCTGGTCAGCGGGGTTATTGTGACGCAAATCATCGATTATGTTTCGCTGCAAGCGGCGGTGACCGAATATCTCGCAAGGGACCAGGATGCCACGCTGATTGCGCGGATTCCGACCTTCATCCAGCTCGCGGAGGCCAAGTTCAACCGGCAATTGTTCGTTCGCCAGATGGAGCAGCGCGCGACCGCGCTGGCCGATACCGGATCGAGCGAGCCGGAATTCATCTCGCTGCCGGCGGATTTCCAGTCGATGCGCCGGATGCGGCTTTCCAGCGTGACGGGTAAGCCTTGCCTGGAGTTCAAATCCGGCACCCAGATGGACGAGTACCGCTTTGGCATCTGCGATGTCGCCGCGCAGCCACGTTACTTCACGGTGTTTGGCGACGAGATCGAGCTGGCCCCGACGCCGGACCGGAATTACACGGTCGAAATGGTGTATCGGCAAAACATTCCGCCGCTGATATCGAACGCCACCAACTGGCTGCTGACGTTGGCGCCTGATCTCTATCTCTATGGCGCGCTGCTGGAATCCGCGCCGTACATCAAGGAAGACGAGCGTATCCAGACCTGGGGCCTCGGCTTTACCACCGCGCTGAACGATCTGAACAGTCTTGGGCTGACATCGGCATTCAACGCTGGGCCGATGACGGTTCGCGTTTCCGGTCAGGTTTTCTAGAATTTCTTCTTTTGAAGTGTTTTCTGCCGCGGAACGGTTTCCCGCTTCGCTTGAAAACGCCGCGAGGACAAAATGGCATCATTCAACAAATTCAATTGCTTTGTGCAGGATGTCGCGCACGCGCTGCACGACATGAAAACCGGCACTTCGCAGATCTATAAAGTCTACCTGACCAATACCGCGCCGGTCGCCACCAACACCGTCTACAACACGCCGGCGGATCTCTCGACGGCTAATGGCTATAGCGCGGGCGGTGTTTCGATCGGCACAATCAGCGGGGCGCAGGCTTCGGGCGTTTTCAAATTCACCGCGGGCACGCAGCCATCATGGACCGCTTCGGGAGGCTCGATCGGACCGTTCGAATATGCGGTGCTCTACAACTCGACATCGGCCACGCAGCCGCTGATTGGCTGGTGGGACTATGGCACGCCGATCACGTTGACCAACGGCAACTCGTTCACGGTCACGACCGACCTGTCCAACGGCATTCTGACGATCACGTGATGCCGCTGCATATCATCCCGCCGTCGCCGGATGGCAGAATCATTCTGCCGCGGCTGTACGGGGCCCGGCAGCGTGATCGTCAGCCATTCGATACGCCGGGACAGACGATCCACCACTATGTCAGGGCGCGGCTTGACGACGGTACCATCCTCTGGGCCGGCATTTTCTGCGACCCGGATGCGCTCGACGTCTTTTTGCTGGCGCTGTTGCGGCATCGTGAGCTCGGTGAGCCGATTCCGGGCGACATCGCGCGTTTGCCGCAGACGCCTTGGTATCCCGGGCTCGATGAAATTCCGCTGCGATACGAGTTTGCTACGGTCGTCTCCTTTACGTCGGTCGGCACCACCACGTGGAATCCGCCATTGCTGGCAGGTGCAGTCACCTATCTCGTGGTCGCAGGCGGTGGCGCGGGCGGCGGTGACAACTCAGGAAACTTGAGTCTTGGCGGCGGCGGTGGTGCGGGAGGCTTCCTAACAGGGACGGTCTCCATCACGTCACCAACTGCCGTCAAGGTCGGTGCTGGCGGTATTGGCTCCTCCACGACAGCCGGCGTAGCCGCAAATGGCGGCACCTCTTTCTTCGGATCAATAACGGCCTCGGCGGGCGGCGGCGGTGGCGCATTCGTCACCAATCCTGCTACCGGCGGTTCGGGAGGCGGCGGCTATGCAAATTCCGGCGGCTTCCAGAACGGTTTTGCCGGCACTGCTGGACAAGGCAATGCCGGCGGCGCGGGATCGGGAGGCGTGTCGGGCGGCGGTGGTGGTGGAGCTGGTGGCGTTGGCGGTGCAGGTGCCGGCGGGGGTGGTGGCGGCTCGGGCGGCTCCGCGACAACCTCCGGCATATCAGGTTCTGCGGTGAGCTACGCTGGCGGCGGCGGCGGTGCTGGAAGCACTACCGGAGGCGTCCCCGGCGCACAGGGCGGTGGTGGCGGTTCGGGTGGTGGCGGCGGCCCTGGCAACCCAAACTCCGGCTCGGGGGGTGGCGGCGGTTCTTCGCCGACCGGCCTTGCGGAGGCTGGTGGCTCCGGCGGCTCCGGCATTGTCATCCTTTCATTCCTGCCGGGCTCATTGGTGTGGATGAACAAACGAGTCTACTTAAGGAGATAATCGGTGGGTCAGCGCGTCTATAAAACATTCTTCGACAACGTTACGATTGCTGCGGTTCAGGACATTTTCTCGCTCAAGGCGGGCACGGCCAACGGCGTCGAATTGCATCAGATCGATCTTTCCGCCGGCGGCGTGGCGTCTCCCGCGGAAATCCGGCTGCGCCTGAAAGTACTGCCCGCTACCGTGACCGCCGGAAGCGGCGGTACCGCGCCGACAATGAGCCCGGCGGATAGCGGCGACACCAAGGCCGCGACCGCGACCGCGCGCGCCAACGATACCACGCAGGCGACGTCAGGCGGTACGGTCAAGATACTGCAGGCCTGGCAGTGGAACGTGCTGCTGCCCTGGCAGTATCTGCCCGCCCCTGAAGATCGCGAAGTCATTCAGGCCGGCGAGCAGATCACCCTCGATATTCCCGGGGCGCCGGCTTCAACCGTGGTGAGCGGCGCCATCGCTTGGCGCGAGCTGCCCTGATCCAGATGGCTTATGTTTTTCGCCGCTCCTTTCCAAGGAGAAAAGTCAGCAGGAAACTGCCGCTAGGGACGTCCGGTGTCTTTACACTGTTCGCCGTGACCGGGCCGTTCGTCATCGCGGGCGATGCGGCTGTGTTTGCTAACTTTCTATCAACGGCAACGACAGCCTTCTCGACTGCGGGAACGGCTTCCTTCTTCAAGACAATGTTGTTGTCGTCGATAAGTACCTTCAGCGTTGGTGGACAATTTGTGGTTTTCAAGCCGTCGCTGGCAGGCGTCACCGGGGGATTTTCCGTCGCCGGACAGAACGCCGATTTCGCAACGAAGTTTTCAGCGACGTCAATCGCTTATTCGGTTGCCGGCCATAGCGCGGTTCTTGTTCCGTCGCTGGCCGGCGGCTCAACAAACTACACCATCACCGGTTATCCATCGAACTTCACCCGCGATTTCGAGGCCTGGTTTCCGCGTCCGTTCGACGGCGAACACTGGACTGCGAGCGCCATTCAAAACGGAACGTGGACCCCGAAAGCGCCGCCGTCCGGAATATGGAACGCAAACCCGACGCAAGCCGAAACGTGGACACAAGTCATCCCTCAACCCGATCCCTGGACGTCTGAATAATGCCGCTTCTTGCCACCGGCGATTATCGCCCCGACGTCAGCGATTATGAAGGTCAGGCCACCCGGAACATCCTCAACGTGATTCCGCGCGGCGACGGCTACGGGCCGTTCACCGATTTTTCGGCATATACGTCGGCGCTCCCTGCTCCGTGCCGGGGCGCGTTCTACGCCCTGAAATTCGATGGAACGGTGATCACCTTCGCCGGCACCGGCACCAAGCTCTACAGGCTCAACAACACCGACTTTACATGGGCTGACGTTTCCCTGGGCGGTGGAACCTATGGCGCGTTGACGTCGACAGCCCAGTGGCAATTCGCGCAAACCGGAAACCTAGTGTTCGCCACCCAGGCCAATGCCGTCCTGCAGGTCTTCGATCTGTCGTCATCGACGGCTTTCGGCAATGCGCTGGGTTAGCCGCCGCAGGCGGCCTATATCAGCGTGGTCGGCCGGTTCCTGGTGCTGTCCGGATTGCTGTCGACGCCTTACCGGATCCAGTGGTCGGGGTTGAACAGCTTCAATGCTTCCGCGACCTGGACCAGCGGCGTCAACTCGTCGGACTTTCAGGATTTCCCCGACGGCGGCATTGTCCGCGGCGTCGCCGGCGGCGAGGCCGGGATTATCTTTCAGGATCAGGCGATCCGGCGGATGTCCTACGTGCCGGGGTCGCCGATCATCTTTCAGATCGACCGCATCACCCAGGACAAGGGACTCTACGCGCCTTACTCGATCATCCGCGCCGGCGAGCGAATCTTCTTTTACGCGGGCCAGGGCTTTCACAAGATCGAGCCCGGCGGCGTGCCGGAACAGATCGGACGGGAGAGGGTCGATCGCACTTTCCTCGCCGATCTCGACAAGGGCAATCTGCAATTGTTCATGGGAGCGGCGGACCCGCGCAGCACGCGGGTCTACTGGGCCTATAAGTCCGTCTCCGGCACTGTCGGCACTTACGACAAGCTGCTGGGCTACGATTTCCTGCTCGATCGATTTTTCCCGGTGTCGATGACCGGCCAGTATTTGCTCGGAATTTCGCAGACCGGATTGACGCTCGAGAATCTTGACAGCATTTCCGGTTCGCTGGATGCGCTGACGCTGAGCCTCGATGCCTATGCGACCGCGGTGCAACCGGAAATCTCGCAATTCAACAATGCCAATGTTCTCGGCTTCTTTCGCGGCGCTAATCTCGAGGCCACGATCGAGAGCGCGGAACAGGGCGGGGATGAAAACCGCATCTGCATTCGCGGTTTTCGACCCGTGACGGACGCCACCACGCTGTTCGGTTCGGTCTCGTATCGCGACACGCCGTCGGCGTCGGCCAGCGCCGGCACCGAGGTTCTGGTCAATGCCAGAACCGGCCGCTGCGATGTGCGGCGCGACACCCGCTATTCGCGCTTCAAGGTGCGGATCCCCGCGGCGACATCCTGGACATTCTGCGCTGGCGTGGTGCCCGACCTGACAAATGGTGGCGTGCTATGACGGCCTATGTCCCCGGCATTACCGAAACCGATTCCAAGAAGATTGTGCTCGCCGTCCAGCAGCTCGCGGCCGGACGCTCGAACGCGACCGGCACGGTGACGCTTGCGACCGGTGCGTCGACCACTGTCGTGACCGACAAGAATTGCGCGGCCGGATCGACGCCGCTTTTGACACCGACCACCGCGAATGCCGCGGCCGAGATCGGCAACGGGACACTATACGTCGCAGCGATCGCGAACGGTTCGTTCACGGTTACGCATGCCAACTCGGCCACGACTGGGCGAACATTTCTCTATGCCTTCGTCGGCTGAGCTGGTTTGCGTCGATCCGCAGCGGGTCGGAGAATTCTGGTCGCATGTCAGCCCGCTCCTGAAAGCCGCGTGTTGCCGGACCAAGCTCAACGCCTTTGCTGATGTTGAAGCCGACATCCTGGCCGGCCGCAGCCTGCTGTGGCTGGCGTGGAACGGCCGCACCGTCGAGTCCGCTGCGGCAACTATCCTGGACAATACCGAAATCGGCAAGGTCTGCATCATCACCGTCTGCGGCGGCAGCGACATGCGTCGCTGGCTGCCGCTGATCAATCAGATCGAGAATTACGCGAAGGCCGAAGGCTGCGGGCGCGTGCGCATCTACGGACGCAAGGGCTGGCTGCGTGTGCTCGACGGGTACGAAGAGAAACACGTCATCATGGATAAGAAGGTTTGGTGATGGGGAATATTCCGCGACGGGTTTATATATATCCGCCACTGCCACAGGATGACAGCACCGCCACAAATCCGTTCTTGCCGCCGGGGTTCGTCGGTCTTCCCGCGGCAGCCGGCAACCAATCGCAATCCGCTTCACCGGATTTTGACAATAGTTACCTAGCCCAGGGTGGCGGT